CCTTTGCCTGTATAGGGCATTCGTTACCTCGTCACTATACTGTACTGCCTAGCCAGCCTCGGTAACTGTTTACTAGGTAGAGTGGGCGAACTAACTTCGCCCACTCTTAAATATTTATGCTCCTGGTGAAGCAAAGATACCTCTCCAGTCAGAGAATCCAAATGAATATCTCTCTCTAGCTTTGTATCTTACATTACCAGTATCAAAGTCGCCTTCCATTGCAGTTCTGATTGGTGCTCTAACAAAATGTTTTAAGCCGTTTGGTGAATCAGTTTTAATGAAAAAAGCGTCAGTGTCAGTTAAGAAATTGTTTACCACATAACCTTGTGGAAGCATTCCCATATTTTTCACTGCGTTAATGTCATTGTCAGCTGTACCAACTCTGCCATCAGTTTTTAATAGTCTTTCTGCAACAAATTGAAGTTGAAGTGGAATGATCATTTTCATTCCTTGAAGAGCAATTTTCATTCCTCTTTCGTCCTTCATATCAGCAATATCAATTAACATCTGCTCAAGCGAAGTTTCGTTTAAGTCAGCTGCAGTCGATAGCTCATTCTTTTGAGTACCACTTAGCGTTGGGTGGTCAGTAGCAAAAAGCTCCTTACCATCACCACCAGGGAAGTTTGCATTGAAACCATTGTTCAATATTGCAGCTGCCTTGATTTGCTTAGTGTTAGCCATAGAACGTGCTAACGCTTTTGTGTATCTAGTGCTGATTTTGTCATAGAGGTTATCCTCTACAGCTTCTTCAGTTAGTGAGAAAGCTAAAGCAACAGTTTCGTGAGTGTAACGTGACGTGAAAGTTTCTTGAGCGTCTTCATAGGTTACCCCTTGACCCTCAGGTTTCACAGCAGCGTTAGCGAACCCACCAAGCATTACTTCTTCTTCAAAAGCACGATCAGAATTTTCTGTATCAAAAATTTCTGTGTGCTGGTTTTCGTATCGGTCATACTCTAACCCGAACAGTGCATTTAACCCTGGTTCGAGTTCTTTGACCAATTGCATTCTTGAAATTACCATTGTTCAATATCTCCTATAGGTTAAATTCCAGTTCCATTGTTGTAGTACAGATGCTCGTTGAATCTTACGACCCAATTTGAATTTGCACTTGCAATGTCATTATTATCTGGATCTTCACAAATTCTAACTATTCTAAACTGAGCAGTAGCACCAGCAGCGGCACCTAATTCAGATTTAGACTGTCCATTGATAGTAGAACCAGCAGAGTAAACTTGGTCAGCGTTATCGCCAACTGCCGCTTGTGCAATAGTTCCATTAGCTTGAACTTCGAAGAGCATGTTTGGATCGTCATAGACAAATGCTTCTATATCACCTTGAGTAGGCGTAATGCTACCAGGGTAATGATTAGAAAACGTTGGTTTTTGTGTAGTAGGATCGTTGTAGAAACAACCGTTAAATATTCCGATGTTTGTAGTAGTAGTGTTACCACTAACAGTTATAAAACCAGAAGTTTCTAGTTGTACAACATCACCTTTGAAAATAACGTCTGATTCACCAGCAGCGATCTTATACTTAGAAGTTCCAGAATTGTTAATGTCACTTCCAAGTTTTCCTACAGGCCTAAAACCAAATGGCGCATTTTTATTAGCCATGATTATCTCCTTACATAATTGTTATAACACACTCACCCCGAGTGTGTTAATTTTGTGTAACTATGTGTTAGAAAAACTTTATTAGGTTTTCTTGCCACCAAATGTTACGCGAGAGCTTCTCTCTTTCGAGATTGGCATGCTAGGATGTTGGTCCTTGAGAGGATCGTTTGCAACTGCGTCATCTTTATCTTGCGTCATTCGAGCAAAATATTCTTTTCGCTGTTCAACAATCTCATTCGGGATTCTTGCTAGCATTAAACCCCCAACAGCTATAACACCCGCGTATCTACCTGAATCAATTGCAGGCCATTCCATTTCCGGATATTCATCTGCTCTCACAAATTCCCATCCTTCTCGTAGTCTAGCGGATACATTTTTTTGATCCAACTGTCCTACTGCTTCGGCCCTTATCCAACGGTGTTTAAATCCGTTAGGCGCAGGTGGTGCATCTAGTTGTGACGGTGGAGTCCATACCTTAGGTCTCTCTCTCTTCGACCTATTTTCAGACTCGCGTGACGGTAGTTTATTTTTTGTATTTTTATCCATATGCCTACTCCTTCACGTATTTCGCATATTCTTGCAGTGGCACACCTAGTTTTTTTGCTATGGCTACCTGTGATGGTGTGAGTCTCACAGTACCTTTGCGCGCTTTTGCAGGTGCAGAACCTCTGTTAACAGAAGCTACAGTCTGCGATGGCGTTGACTCTTGAAACTTATGAGGAAAATTATCCTTCATTCGTTTATCTAATTCATTATAGTATGATTTTGACGATGGGTCAACACCTTCGTCAACCAAATTACGGTGTATAGAAAATGCTGTCAAAGTCATAGGCTCATCTTTGCCAAACCACTCATTTTGTTCAGCCCATTCTTCAGCCTGCGGATCAGGGGGTGGAGCTGGTTGTTGTTGTGCAGGTTGTTGCACAAATTGTTGTTGTTGCTGTTGATATTGCTGTGCAGCTGGGCTTTGAGCAGCTCTTGCCATTCTTTCCCTTTGAGCTATTGTTAATTTAGCTCTTTCTGATTCCACAGCTAATCTAGCTAGATCTTGTTGTGCAGCTATAACAGCGTCAGCATCACCAGCATCCATAGCAGTTTTTAATTTTGCTTTGGTATCTTCTGTTTCAGCTTTTACACGTTGTTCATATTCTGCAATATAACCACGATCTAAATTGGTTGTTTTTTGTTTTAATTGTTCAGATTCTGATTGTACACCTTGTGCAAATTGTATTGCAGCTTGTTCGCGTCTTTCAGATTCTCTCAATCTTTTCGTTAATTTATCAATCCTTGATTGTACTTTTTTACCATAATCACCCATCTCTTCTTCAGATGCTGTGTCAGTTTTTTCTTCTACAACTACTTCTTGTTCTGATGTTTCTGGTTCAGGATTAATAGTTTTTTGTTTATTGGTAGGAAGCTCTACATCTACAGATGGTCCATCTGATGGTAAATCTACCATCTTGGCCTCTGCTTCTGCTTGTGGCTCTACCTTAGTTTGCGCTTCTGCAGGCATTTTTTACTCCTGTTTATCTAAATTGCAAGATATCCTCTGGGTCTTTTACCACAGCAATTATCTCGTCCTCATTAAGTATTCTCACTTCACCACCTTCTATCCCAAACCTAGATCCAGCATAACGACCAAATATAACCCAATCGTTTACTTTGCACCAAGGTCCATTAGGAAACCTTTCTTTATCTGTATAACAGTCTGGTCCTTGTTTAAGAACTAAACCTGTGACCGTTGTGTAACCACGTTCTTGCATTGTTTCATCTGTTAATATTACACCACCTTTTGTTTTACCTTGTCCTTTGTATGGTAAAATTAGCATACGCCAACCTGTTGGATTAGGTAATCGTTCTAATACTTTTTCTGTGGGTAAATGCTCTATATCTTTTGTAGCATCTTCTTGTATTTTTTTAAGAAATTTGTTTTCTTTTTCTTCTGCTACCTTGTTGTTTTCATCAGCTTCCACTGACAAATCTTTTTCCTCTAACGCAAATCTACGTTTGGGTAGTTCCTTCTCCGTCATAATTTTCCTCGTCTTTCTGCAGGTCTTGAATCTCCTGTTCCATTATTGCATAGGCTTTAAATTCACCTACGGTTTTATTGTATTCATCCCAACTAGGTAATCCAGCTGCGATGACTTCTTTCAACTCCTCTTTGCGCTCTCTAATCTTTTTAAGAATTAGATAGATCGCTGTTTCATCTCGCATTAATCTTTTTTCTTTTTCTTAGGCTTTTTCGCAGTCTTAGCAGATTCTTTTAATGCTTTGTCTGTTACACTACCTTTACCTGGTTTACTTTTACCAGATTTTTTAGCTTTGTTCATGTAATAGTACAAACCTTTTTTAGCAATTCTGCCATCTTTTGTTCTGTGATAACCTTTAGGTACTTTTTTCTCACCCATTATCTTACTCTGCCTCCTCTTTTATACATGCTTTGTTTAGCCATTGGATTTTCTTTCATCATTCCGCCGCCCATTTTTTTGACTCTACCGCCAACTTTCTTTGCGATTCTGCCACCTTTTTTCTTGGCAACTCTACCACCTTTTTTCATCATTTTAAAATCTTCACCATCAATTTTACCGTTTTTATTTTTGTCTAATTTATGTTGTTTACCTTTTAGAGCCATATTTATTTCCCCTTTTTAAATAAGTTCATTGCTGCAGGTCCTGCTTTCACACCGAAAGAAACTGAGCAAGCTAAATATAATAAATGTTTATAGTAATCTGGTAAAGAATGCAAGGCCTCAAATCCAGCTTTTATATGTGGTGTCCAACCAGGCACAAAAACTGCAATTGCAGGCGCCAGTAGGCAAATTAAAATTAGCTCGTCTTTCCACGATCCTTTCATTTGATCTACAGCTGATGCTTCCCATTTAATTTTACCAGCAGCAATATCTTCGTTTCTTTTTTTCTCTGCTTGTATTTGAGCTATCTTTACCTCACCTTTTAATTTCTTAGTTTCTACGAAACCTTTAATTCCATCTACGGCTACCCCTAATAATGGTTTTGCTAATAACTGCCACATACTATGCTCCTAATAAACTTATTATACCACCTCTTGCTACATTTGTATAGCGTGGTTTTGCTACACCAGATCCATAACTTCTTATCAATCTTTTTAGTGCTTCAGAATCAAATACACCTGCTTTTAATATTCCAGAAAATATTCCTTCATCAGATGCTTTAGTTAAATCTTCTGAATATGCGTCTTTCATACTATCAAAAAATCCTTGTTCTGACAAACCTCTTATTGGTGCACCTCTATTTAAAAAACGTAAAAGATCTAACTTTCTATCTCTTTCACCTGGTCCAAATCCATATCTAGTATAACCACCTTCTCCACCTGGTGCTGTATAATTACGATAATATTGATCATAAACATCTGTTAAATCTTCAAATGTTAATTGATCAGCAAAAGATTTTAAAGTATCAGCACTTAAAATATTTTGGTTAGATCCTGCAATACCAGCATCTTGTAGTTGATCATATAACATTCCACCTGTACCAGTTAATACTAAATTACCTGTAGAATCATAAATTGGTCTACCACTAGAATCTTGGGCATAAAATTTACCACCCAACGGCATTCCTGATCCATCACCGTGATCTCCATATGCATAACTTTTATCATATTTAGGATTTGTACGTTCTGTAGTAGCTAAATCTTGGAAAAAATCTGTTAAATCATAAGTTTGTTGAACAACTGGAGGTGTGTATGGTTGATCAGTGTGTATAGAAACACCTAAATTTGAACCACCTTGATTGTTTTGTGTATTTGTTACTGTATTGGTAGTATCAACTGAAGGAGTGGGTGTGCCCATTCCTGCAGGACCATAAGTAGTTCCTGGAACTGTAGTTGTATTAGGATTACTGTATGGAACCCCATTATCTTGATGAGGATTAACCATGTTTAAATAGAGTAAGGTAGTAGTCTATCGTAAAATCTTCTAGATCTTATACTGTTTGGATTACCTTCATTTAATTCGTCAGTAACAAATGATGCTGCATCGTTTGCACTACCAAACATGTCTACTCCAGGTGCATTAGAATCCATGTCTCCGTACACTAATTGACTTGTTAAATTGTTTCCAAATAACCCTGCAAATGGGCCACTATTTTGTCTACCAGTTACATTGTAGAAACTAGGGTTAATATCAATGTATTCTTGCTCGTTTGGCATAATATCCATTACTTGAGCATAGTCTGGATCATTAGCTATAGATCCTGGTGCTGGATATTTTTCGTCAGGATAAAGACCATCTCCAGGAAAAATAGGAGCAGGATCGTCCATTAGTGGATATTGATCTGGTGCTTGACCTAAACCTAATTCAAAAGCTGGTTGTCTATCAGAAGCTTGTATTGGATATTGGTCTGGTGCTTGACCTAGACCTAATTCAAAAGCTGGTTGTCTATCAGAACCTACTGCATCTTCCATCATCATTTGATTTTGTGCAGCTTCTAAATTTCTTGCTAAGTTAGCAGTAGCTTTTGCGTTTTTAATAAATGATACACCTGTATCAAACATATCTTTATCTTCAGACATAGATCTTAAATAATTTTCATTCATAAAACGACCTTTGTCGTTATTAGTGTCAAAAAAATCTTCTATTTGATTGTCAGTTAAACCTGCCATTTTAAAATATTTTGTAGCTTGACCTAAACTTGTTCCTTTACTTGTATCTCCTAATGCCATTGTTGTTGCGTCACTCATTACGTTAGGTGTTTGCATGTTTGCAAGAGCGGTTCCATAAAAAGCTTCATTCTTTGCAGGTGATGCTCTACCTAAAAGGTCATTTATAAATTTATGTTGTTGTTGATTTTGAGCAATGCTATTTACAAGGTTCATTACCCCACCGCCAAGACCTGGAAAATTAAAATTAACGTTAGGCGTTAAATCTCTAGCCATTGTCGTTGCGTCGTTTGCAATATTTCTAACTAGACCTTCATCAGTAAAACCACTACTAGGAACTGCATTTGAAATAGAGGATGCTCTTATATCATCATCGTCCATCATTGAATATTGATCTGGTGCAGCACCTAACCCTAACTCAAAAGCAGGTTGTCTGTTAGATGCTATACCAGCAATACCTTGTGTAGAATATCCTCTTTGAGCGTCAAGATTTGATCTTCCAGAGCCTGTTTGATTCATAGCATTGCTCGAACCAGAATAATTTGGTACAGATCTGTTTCTGTAGTTAGAATATTGATTACTATCATTTACTTTTGATAGATATGGTCCTGTTGATGATGTTCCTTGATTAAACCTATAACCACCAGGTTCTAACTTTTGATTACTTAAAAAATCTATTAACGACGCCATTTTTTTTCCTCTTTTAATCTAGCCCTAGATTAATGATTGAAGCACAAGAATAACGACTACGGCAACGATACCGGCCTTAATCCAGTCTTTCATTCCCCAGTCACTCCATTCTTTGAGATGTGCCCAAAGATCTGA